TCCTAGTTGACGGTGTCCCGGGTTGTGGAAAGACAAAAGAGATTCTCTCGAAAGTAAATTTTGAGGAAGATCTAATCTTAGTACCGGGTAAGCAGGCTGCTGAAATGATAAAGAGGCGTGCTAATGCGTCAGGAATAATTCAAGCCACAAGAGATAATGTTCGTACTGTTGATTCATTTATAATGAATTACGGTAAAGGAACACGCTGTCAGTTCAAAAGGTTATTTATCGACGAAGGTCTGATGTTGCACACTGGTTGTGTGAATTTCCTTGTTTCTATGTCTCTGTGCGAAATTGCATATGTTTATGGAGACACACAACAAATTCCATACATCAACAGAGTATCCGGTTTTCCGTACCCTGCACATTTTGCAAAAATAGAGGTTGATGAGGTGGAAACTCGCAGAACTACGCTGCGTTGTCCAGCCGACATTACCCACTATCTTAACAGAAGGTACGAAGGACATGTCATGTGTACATCGTCGGTTAAAAAGTCAGTTTCTCAGGAAATGGTGAGCGGGGCCGCAATGATCAATCCTGTATCTAAGCCATTGAATGGGAAAGTTTTGACTTTCACTCAGTCTGATAAAGAGGCGCTGCTTTCTCGAGGATATACGGACGTCCATACAGTACATGAGGTACAAGGTGAGACATATGCAGATGTGTCGTTGGTCAGATTGACTCCGACACCTGTATCTATCATCGCAGGAGATAGTCCGCACGTTCTCGTAGCTTTGTCAAGGCATACCCAAACATTGAAGTATTACACCGTAGTGATGGATCCTCTTGTAAGTATAATTAGGGATTTAGAAAAACTTAGTTCTTACTTGTTAGATATGTATAAAGTAGATGCAGGGACCCAATAGCAATTACAGGTAGACTCCGTGTTTAAAGGTTCTAATCTTTTTGTTGCAGCACCAAAGACTGGAGATATCTCAGATATGCAATTTTACTATGATAAGTGTCTCCCAGGTAATAGCACCATGTTAAATAACTATGATGCTGTTACCATGAGGTTGACTGACATTTCTCTTAATGTCAAAGATTGCATATTGGATTTCTCTAAGTCTGTGGCTGCACCGAAGGATCCGATCAAACCACTGATTCCAATGGTACGAACGGCGGCAGAAATGCCACGCCAGACTGGACTATTGGAAAATTTGGTGGCGATGATCAAAAGAAACTTTAATTCACCGGAGTTATCAGGAATAATCGACATTGAGAATACTGCATCTTTAGTAGTAGATAAATTTTTTGATAGTTACTTGCTTAAAGAAAAAAGAAAACCAAATAAAAATGTTTCTTTATTTTGTAGAGAGTCTCTCAATAGATGGTTAGAGAAGCAGGAGCAAGTGACCATTGGTCAGCTTGCAGATTTTGATTTTGTGGATCTTCCTGCCGTTGATCAGTACAGGCATATGATTAAAGCGCAACCTAAGCAGAAGCTGGATACATCAATTCAAAGCGAATATCCGGCCTTGCAGACGATTGTGTATCATTCGAAAAAGATCAACGCAATCTTCGGTCCTTTGTTCAGTGAGCTCACAAGGCAAATGCTCGAAAGCATAGACTCAAGTAAGTTTTTGTTCTTTACAAGGAAGACGCCAGCTCAAATTGAGGATTTCTTCGGAGATCTCGATAGCCATGTCCCTATGGATATCTTGGAGTTGGATATTTCGAAGTATGACAAATCTCAGAACGAGTTCCACTGTGCAGTAGAGTATGAAATATGGAGAAGACTTGGATTAGAAGATTTTCTGGGAGAAGTTTGGAAACAAGGCCACAGGAAAACTACTCTTAAAGATTACACAGCTGGTATTAAAACGTGTTTATGGTACCAGAGAAAGAGTGGGGACGTTACAACATTCATCGGTAATACGGTGATTATTGCTGCTTGTTTAGCTTCCATGTTGCCCATGGAGAAAATAATCAAAGGTGCATTTTGCGGAGATGACAGTTTACTATACTTCCCAAAAGGTTGTGAGTTTCCTGACATACAGCATACAGCCAACCTTATGTGGAATTTCGAGGCTAAGCTATTCAGAAAGCAGTATGGTTATTTCTGTGGAAGGTACGTGATACATCATGACAGAGGGTGTATTGTTTATTATGACCCTTTGAAGTTGATTTCTAAACTTGGTGCTAAACACATCAAGGATTGGGATCACTTAGAAGAGTTCAGAAGATCCCTTTGTGATGTTGCAAATTCGTTGAACAACTGTGCGTATTACACGCAGTTGGACGACGCTGTGAGTGAGGTCCATAAAACCGCACCCCCGGGTTCGTTTGTATATAAAAGTTTAGTTAAATATCTGTCCGATAAGGTTCTTTTTAGAAGTTTGTTTATAGATGGCTCTTGTTAAGGGTAAAGTCAATATTAATGAGTTCATAGACTTGTCAAAATCAGAAAAATTTCTTCCGTCTATGTTCACACCTGTTAAGAGTGTCATGATCTCCAAGGTTGATAAGATATTGGTTCTTGAAGATGAATCTTTGTCCGAAGTCAATTTACTCAAAGGTGTAAAACTCATTGATGGTGGCTATGTACATCTTGCTGGTCTTGTGGTGACAGGTGAATGGAATTTGCCAGATAATTGTCGTGGTGGTGTCAGTGTCTGTTTGGTCGATAAGAGAATGGAGAGAGCGGACGAGGCAACTCTTGCTTCATACTATACCGCAGCGGCTAAGAAAAGGTTTCAGTTCAAAGTCGTTCCAAATTACAACATCACTACCAAGGACGCAGAAAAGGCAGTTTGGCAAGTACTAGTTAATATTAGAAATGTTAAAATTGCTGCGGGTTACTGTCCGCTGTCATTAGAATTTGTGTCAGTGTGTATTGTTTATAAAAATATTATAAAACTCGGTTTGAGAGAGAAAATTACGAGCGTCACGGATGGAGGGCCCATGGAACTATCAGAAGAAGTTGTTGATGAGTTCATGGAAGAAGTCCCGATGTCTGTAAGGCTTGCAAAATTTCGTTCGAAGACCGGAAAAAAGTTTAGTAGTAAAAGTGAGAATAATAGTGGTAATAATAGGCCGAAACCAAACAAAAACCAAAGGAAGGAAAAGGGTTTAAAAGTTAGGGTTGAGAAGGTTAATTTAATTGATAATGAATTGGAGACTTACGTCGCCGATTCAGATTCGTATTAAATATGTCTTACACAATCGCAACTCCATCGCAATTTGTGTTTTTGTCATCAGCATGGGCCGACCCTATAGAATTAATAAATTTATGTACTAATTCACTAGGTAATCAGTTCCAAACACAACAAGCTAGAACAACCGTTCAACGGCAATTTAGCGAAGTGTGGAAACCTGTCCCTCAAGTCACTGTTAGGTTTCCTGACAGTGGTTTTAAGGTGTATAGGTACAATGCGGTACTAGATCCTCTAGTTACTGCTTTGTTAGGAGCTTTCGATACTAGAAATAGGATTATAGAAGTCGAAAATCAGGCGAACCCGACAACCGCCGAAACGTTAGACGCTACTCGTAGAGTAGATGACGCAACGGTGGCTATAAGGAGCGCTATAAATAATTTAGTAGTAGAATTGGTCAAAGGAACAGGTTTGTACAATCAGAGCACATTTGAAAGTGCATCCGGTTTACAATGGTCCTCTGCACCTGCATCTTGAGATAATCGAGATGCTTAAATAACAGATTGTGTCTGCAAACACACGTGGTACGTACGATAACGTATAGTGTTTTTCCCTCCACTTAAATCGAAGGGTAGTGTCTTGGAGCGCGCGGGACAAATGTGTATGGTTCATACACATCCGTAGGCACGTAATAAAGCGAGGGATTCGAATTCCCCCGGAA